ATGATGGTTCAGTACAACTTCTATGAAAAACAAGATTTCCCGACTAAGAACCCCGACCAGAATAAACCCGATGTTCTGAAAATCAATGAAACTCTGAAAAATACTATTCGTGCTATTCGAAATGCAAGTGGAGGCACATATACAGTTGATGACTCGGAGCCTGGAATCATTCGAGAAGGATTTATTGACAAATATGATTACAATCGGCTGGTTAGTTCCAAGAAACAAACAAATGGAAAACCGAATGCGTTAAACCAACCTCTTAGCTCTGTATCCATATACAGAACTTCCGGAGTTAAGATGGTTAGCACTGATATCTCAACGGACAATAACAATTCGTTGAAGATGGCTACGGGCGGACGGTTTGATGCCATTAATGTATTGAGCGTAATGGACAAGAATAAGTCTACCGGGTCTCCACTTGCGGGATGGACTACTTGGGATGCATACCGAGACGACTCTATTGCAGTGTTTTTCTACGATGTGGTTAACGACAAGTATATACCTTTTAGGTCGGCCATTAAAGGGTTATCGGAAAGTGGAAATGCTTCATGGGAAGAGTTGCCGTTCATTGGCCGTGCCGACAAAGTTTACTCGTATGGTGGGTTTAATCGCAACGCTTCGTTTACTATCAAGATAGTTATCAACAGCATAAAGGAGCTGGCTCCGACATGGCAGCGCATCAATTATATTAATACAGCGTACAAGCCCGCCAATTACACGAAGGCACCGGGAGGTAGTAGCCGTTATGACAGATTTTTGGTTCCGCCTATGTTCTTTCTCACTCTAGGAGATTTTTATCGGGACCAGCCAATTCTCATTCAGTCTGTGGTGACTACGGTCCCTGATGATGCGACGTGGGAAACCCAAAATGAAGACAACAATGCTGGTGGATGGGATTATATGGCCAAACTCATTAAGGCACCGGGGTCTAAATATGGACAGGTTCCTCGTGAAGTTGAATTAGGGTTTACGGTGACATTGCTTGAGAAAGAACGTGCATTGGTTGGGGGAGCAAATTTTGGACATGCACCACGAGATGAGGATTTCAATCCATATAATACGGATACTCCAAATGGTAAGTCTCCAAATGACTGGAATGACAATCTTCTGGTTGAAGTGTAATATATGTCAAGATACAGTAGCATTCAGATTACGAACCGATGGGATGGAAAACGGGTTTATAAATCCGTTGAGTATCCTGTCATTGTTCCGCAAGACACGGATGTTCAAATCGTGTCGCAGGAATCTGATTTTCTTGACACATTGGCACTCAAGTACTATGGCGACCCCGAAAAGTATTGGATTATTGGGCGTGCCAATAACCTTGGGAGAGGCCGACTTAGTATTCCCCCCGGAACTAATCTCCGCATTCCTCTGGATGTTGGATCAATAATGGCTGAATACAATAGACTTAATTTGGTATAATAACTTGACTTCTTATAAGTGGGTGATAGATTGTGATTACAATGAATTTTGATGATAAAGAACGATGGACGAAAAGTTGCCCCGGATGTGGGAGCCCTCAGATTTATTCTTCGTGGGACTCTTTGCGTTTCGCAATTAGAAAAAATACCATCTGTAATTCTTGCCGAGCAAACGAAAAAAAGACACGCCCCACGTCTGATAAATGGAAACGAGTCTGTTCATCTTGCCAAAAGGAAATTGTGTATAAATCAGTGAAAAGTTATTTGCTTTGTGTTAGAAATAATACGAAGTGCAGAAAATGTGCTACAAAGGAAAGCGGAAAAACCAATCGAGGATGGATGGTGACTGAAGATTACCGAAATAAAATGAGTAATGTATTGAAAATGGTGAGAAATACAGATATATATGGCGAAGAATTCAAACGGAAATGTAGAGAAAACAAATTGAGAAAAATACAACAACAGGGAGTTCAGAGAACTTATAACCCCGAAGCTTGTCGCTTTATAGATCGGTTCAACGTAAAGTTCGGAATACAATTACGGCATGGATTAAATGGTGGCGAAATTAAGTTTATAGGATATTCACTTGACGGCTATGATAAAGAGAGAAATATAGTTTTTGAGTATGATGAACCTAAGCATCATATTTTATCAGTTAAGAAAAAAGATGAAGAAAGACAACAAAGATTAATTGAATATTTGCACCCCATTGCATTTTTTAGGTACGATGAAAAGTATAAGAAATTGATGGAAGTTATTGGTAATAAGGAGGTTATATGCCAGCTCCTGTAATACCTTGGGAACCCTGTAACGTCCCCGAGGAATTGCAAGACGAACTCAATCGTCGTAAAATCAATCGTAGTTTTAACTACATTGATGCCACAGATGGCGAGTGGGGTTCCTCCACAGGTAAATGGTCTAAGTATCGTGGGCCTATGACCCCATGGGTGCGCCTCTGTTCCAATAGTGATGGTAAAAAAGAGATCAATAAATCTGGATTCATTCTATTTGGAGGTAAGGGATTTTATTCGGATTATGGGTTCACTAAAAACTCTCCTAATCCATCCATCATTGGATATGTTCCTGATGGGAATAATACGCCTCATACTATCAACAATGACTTGACCGCTGATTATCCAATTCACGTCCCCGCCCCAGAAATAGAACGTGTAACGGCCACTATTCAAAAGGAACTCTTCCGTAGAGTATCGGTAGAATGGGTATGCTTTTCCCAAAAGCAATTGGAGTATATGACTCCTTATTTTCTCGTTCCTGGCATCACTTGCATATTGGAGTGGGGATGGAACCATTACAACCCAGAGTCTCTGGTGGATCTTACCAATATTGGAACTCTCAAGAACCTATTTAATAATCCATATCCTCTTTACACCGAAAATATCCTGAAATCAAGGGGTAACTATGATGTCATGTTTGGAATTATCACTAATTTCGAGTGGGAAGTGGATGGTAACAAGTTTCGTTGTAAAACGGAAATCACATCCAAAGATCGTATTTACTCGGGATTGATTGTTGATGCCAGCGCAGGAGATAATGATTCGGTGGATGAGACCAAGGACACCGGCACCAAACCATTTGATAGCCTCGTTCAATTCATCGACAAGTCAATCGATCAGTTCCGAAATGTGGTCACCCATCCTCCCGACAGCATACCCCAAATTTCTGATTTCGTGAAGTATGTCCGCTCAAGTCACCCAAAAAATGCCAATGAGTATCTGTATGGGGTGTTTGTGGGAAGAAATAAAAATGACAAGAAAAATAAGTTCCAGACGGACCCCAACAAGGACAAGGATTTTGATTATAAATCCAATAAAGATTTATGGCTTAATCTTGGACTTGTAATTGATGCACTTAATTTCCATTCGGCTCCGCTAAAGGCCACGAATGGAAAGGAAATGTTTCGGGTGGATATTGATGATGTTATGGTGGGCGCTCATCCCAATATGATTTCGTCTGACGGATCAATTTGCCTTATTCCTAACTTTATGTCACCCAAATATTTTGTTGGAGGGTATGGTGCATTAGAGGCTTTCAAATCAAATGGTTCGGATGGTGATTATTATTCCAAGTTGAAGCCATCAGATTCTCATACCGCTTATCCGAAAACATGGTCTTCAGCGCACACTGCCAAAAAGTTGTATGATTTTCGTATTGGAGATATTTGCAAACAAAGAGGAATAGCATACCGTGACGATATTGACCAACTTATCAATGCGGTGCGATATGAAAATGGGGTTGCGGCTGGGAGTTGTTCATTTCCAAACAAGCGTCCGGCAATGTACACGGGATACTTGAAGCATATCTATGTCAACGTTGCGTATTTGAAGACGTTGCTTGACAGTAGTGGAGATATCACTACATATTTTCGTCTTGTGGAGAAACTCATTGAAGGAATCAATGGTGCGTGCGGAGGGTTTTGGGATTTGAGACTGGTTAGTGGGACCGGCGATGTTAAAATTGGTAAGACCGATGCCGCTCCTATGAAAATTGTGGATTATAAATTCATGTCGTTCTCCAATCGTGGTAAAGTGTGGTCTTTTGACTATTTCGATACCGATAGCTTATTGCTTGGCATTAGTTTTAAGCCAACGTTGAGCAACGCACAGGCAATCCGAACAATTTACGCCCCGACTAATAACCCCGAAAATAAGACGGGATTAACCAATGGGACAAATGAACTTCTGGATTACAAATTTACTGACCGTTTGAAGATGGCCGAGAATATCGGGGATTCTCCGACTCCAAAAGCGGATAGGACCGGATTTAATGATACAATGCGTGTCTTACAGCAAGTTCTCCCGCCATATGGGGCTTATCAGATGACAATTTTGGAAACGATTCGACGCCTTGCCCTTCCGGCCTCAGATATTCAAGCCCTGTTACTTGATGATGGGGATGAGGATAATAATCCGAAATATACAGGAATCATGCCTGGAATTCAAGCTCAATTTACTGTTCAAGGAATCGGGGGTCTTCGCACATTCATGATGTTTTTGGTTCGTAACCTACCAGAACCATATTCCGAGAAGAATATTGTATTCCGAATTGTGGACGTTCAGGAAACCGTGGAAGCAGGCAAATGGACGACCCAAATAACTGCCGGTGTGATACCTTTAAGGGGATGGGTTAAAGACCGCCTCGGTATCACATAAAAATTGACATTATTGACCACTATGGTATAATGCGTGGTTGATGATCGAGACCATTTCAGACCTGACCAAATTCCAACGGGAAACCCATCAAGGGGATTGGATTGTACATATGGTCCCCATGACCGACCATCATCCCGTTATTTGCGTTCCTAGTATTCTCTTCATTCGGAATATCCTTACGGGGAAGACATATTACTATTCTTTTAACCACCCCGACTCCAAACCCTCTAATCAGTGTGAATTTGAAACCACAATCCGAAACGCTCAAAATCGAAAGTGGGTATTGGATAAGAAAGCGTTTGACCAAATGTTTTTGAATGTTCCGAATACGTGCGATGCCAACGCATTGTTTTGGATGAAGAGCAACGAGACATTTGAACTTTCTGAATACGAGACCACGGCGCACTTCCTTGTTCGAAAGAATGCATCTGGGTACGACAGATTGAATCTTGTCATTCCTCTGATGAAGCACAAGGAAATGTTTGACTCATTGGCGGATGACCTTACCGAGTTGGTTAAAGATTACGAGCCTGACATGGGGTTCTCTCGTTTCAATGACCTTATCATTGGAACGCTTGGTCATCTGGAAGAGAGTGGTATTTACGTGGACCGTCAATTATTTAAGGAACGGTATAAACAAGACCCCGGACCTACGTCAATGGTGTACAGCCAGTACAATCCCTATACGTCCACGGGTCGTCCGAGTAATTGTTATGGTGGGGTGAATTATGCCGCACTTAATCAGACTGATGGCACTCGAAAGATTTTCAGGTCAAGGTATGGGAATGATGGTGCAATTGTGGTGCTCGACTATACCGCCTTCCATCCTAGAATTATCAGTCGGCTGGTTAAATACGACGTTCCGATAACCACTGATATTTATGAATATCTGGCCAAGCTATACTTTCACAAAACTGCTGTGGACGAGACCGACATCAAGGAAGCCAAGAATCTTACTTTTAGGCAATTTTATGGTGGAATTGAAGATAAGTACGCACATATTAAATATTTGGCCTCAGTTAAGGACTTCATGGCCGAGCAATGGGAATTATTCAAGTCAAACGGCTATGTTGTGACCCCCTTCTTTAAGCGTAGGATTACGTCCAAACACGTTTCCGACCCCGATCCACCCAAAGTATTCAATTACATCCTTCAAGCGACTGAGGGCGAATTAAGCATTCCCAAGGTCAAAGCTGTTTTGGACTATTTGAAAGGACAGAAGACCCGTGCAGTGCTTTACACCTACGATGCAGTTTTGTATGATTTCTATAAGCCCGAGGGGATGGACCTATTGAAGGAACTCCAACGGATTATGAATTTCGATGGTCGGTTTCCAATGAAGTGTTATATGGGGGACAACTACCAAGACATTAAGCAGATTTTTTTGGGTTCGTAGAGTACTCTTTGGCCAGCTTCCGAATATACAGCAACATCGCCTGTTTTTTGATTTGGTTCAAGCTACCGAGATTGCAATAAATCACAAGGTCTCTTGTAAGCCACTGACCAGTTTTTGGATTTATAGGAAAGAGTGGGTCATATGAAATTTCCACGCCTTGAAGTTCTAGCCCCTTAACAATTTTTACAAGGTCGATAAAATCATAGAATCCTTCTGCAATGGTTGAATTATTGTATTCATTTTTGAATATTCCGTGAACGGGTTCTAGCATTTCCCCGGTATCTTTTTTCTTTTGTATTGGTCGGCCATAAACCGAATGAAAGGGGTCATGCTGAGATTTACCAAGGTCCGGCTCACTGGCATTTTTGAGAGTGTCGTAGGCGGCATTGAGATACTTCATATCATTGGGGCCTCCACCCTTGTCGGGATGATGTTTAACTGCCAGATGTCTCCACACGGATTTTAGTTCCCCTTTGTCCATTTGAGAGGCTCCTTGAACTCCAAATTGAAAGAAAATGGCCTCGGCATCATCGACCGACATGCCTTCCAGAAGGATGTGTTTTATGCTTATCACATGAATAAATATACCGTACTTTGGATACGGCGCATCATATTTATATTTCAAATAGGAGTATGAGTAACATCTTAGACCGAGTTTTTGCAGAAGTCTGCCTTGACGAGAGGATTTCAGACGGAATATTCAAAATGGAAGAAGCAACCCACATGGATGCTCTTCGTGATTATTTCCTTCGCAAGGGAGTACAAAGAGAAGCTGCAATCCAAGTAACCAACCGAATGGTTGAGGGTAAATACCCTGAACGCCAAGCATTTAACAAAGATGGCATACTCGTAACGTTTCCAACTCCCCAACACAAGGCCCGAGCAATCGCCCGTGGTACTCATTTCGAGAAGAATCCCGTTCCACAAGTTCAACAGCAAAGAGATGCTGATGCCCAAGAAGACCCCAAACAAGCCCCACCCGGATCTAAACCAGAGCCGGGAGAACTTCCGCCGGATGACGACGAGGACGAAAAGGACAAAGAAAAAGATGACGATGATGAAGATGGTGGTGGATCTTCTGGTGGTCATGGAGGCGGTGGTGACAAGGGAGGATCGATTTTTCAAGGTAATAAGGAACTCTCCGTAGAACCGCCTCGTGGCGAAGAACCGCCGGAGCCTCCACCCCAGCCCCCATCACCAACTGTTCCTCCTGCTCCAAGAACACCAGAGCGTGTGGCAGCAGAAAAAGAAGTTACTAAACAGATTTTCGGAACCGACGACACTAGCCTTTCGAACGTTGCTTCGCCATTGAGTGAGCAACTTCGAATTCTGTATAAGAAGGCCGATGAACTCGGGCTTCGGGAAGCGGTGAAGTTTCTAACGCCGCACGTAAAGCCTTAAGAAAGTGTTTCAAGCCTATGACAGATCAACATGACGCACGACAGTTGTTGTGTACGTTTTCCAACGCCAAGGATTTCCCCACCGTTGCCGAAGACATACGCAAATTTTATGAAGTGTACAGCAATCGCATTTTTGCCTTTGTAAACGCTCAGAGTCTCAAGGAAGGGTATTTGACTTACAACGTTCTGAACATGCGAAAGGATGCTCCGAAGTTTCCAAATACAATCCTGATTCATCGCAAGAAGCAAACCAACACGCTCTACACTCTCAATGCCATGAACCGCCTCATCGAGGAAGAAAATGGCCACGCCGACAAGACGTATATCATCAATTGGAAGTTGTATGAGAACTCTCTTATAATAACTGGTGATGTTTCTATCCGTATTATTCCTCTGAAAATCTCTTCGATAATGGAGTGAAATAAAATCTATTAAAATAAATAGTTTTCATTTCTTCTCTGTGCTATGTATATAGCATGAAGAAAAAATCGTCCGAAAAAAGAGTCATAAACATTTCCAAAGAAGACTTCGATATAATCAAATCCCATTGTGATAAGAACACTTTGGATATGGTTTCGTGGATAGTCAAAAATACTACCGAGAAGATTGCCAAAAAGATTCCGGAAACGAGAATTACCGCCAAGTGTGCTAGAGATATTTTTGATGATTCGAAAAAAGTGGAATTCCCAAGCAACTGGCTCGAACTTGTATTGAAGGAGAATGATGAAGCTGTTAAAATGGCAGTGAAGGGATGGAATTTCCCCGAGACCCGATCTGATATAAGGTGGGATGGTTGTGTGATGGTTAAGAATAAATATGATGTGATTCGTCGTATTCCTTTAACGGAAGAACAGAAAAAAGAAGTCATATCTGAATTTGAAAAATTGGGATACAAAGTGAGTCGGGAAGAAGGCCAAATATATCATGGCCGTGGCGGGGTTCAGCCATGTATTTCTTATTATATTAGTTGGTAATATGACTAAGTAAGAAGGAATGGAATGTATTTGACTAAGTATGTGAAATTAAAAAAAGTCAAAGATTTTTGTTAAAATAAATTGTGATTGGCGCAGGTTTAAGTTAAGATGGCGATAGTTATAGGACAAGCATAGTTAGACTTGGACAATGGTTCAACGATTACTGGCTTACCTAATTAACCAATTAAATCATAAAACATATGCCTGTAAATGTACAAAAACTCGCAGATCGCCTTCGTCAGTTCGAAGAAGGTGCCAAAGCTTCCGAATTCGCAAAACTTCTTTGGAAACCCAAAGAAGGAATGCAAGTCGTCCGCATCGTCCCCTACAAGTTCAACCCGGAAGTACCGTTTATTGAACTCAAATTCTATTACAAGCTTGGTGGCAACAACTACCTCGCTCCGTGTACCTTCGGCAAGCCAGACCCCATTCTGGAAACCATCGACGCTCTCCGTTCAAGCGGGAGCAACGAAGAGAAAGAAATCGCCTCCAAACTCGCCCCGGTAACTCGTACCTACGCTCCCGTTATTGTGCGTGGTGAAGAGGACCAAGGCGTTCGTTTCTGGGGATTCGGTGTGCAGGTCTATAAACAGATTTTGAAGCTGATGACTAACCCCAAGTATGGTGACATCACGTCATGGACCGAGGGCCGTGATATTGAAGTTACTTTCCATAAGGAAAGCAAGAAGAAAGGTAAAGATGGGAAGTCATTTCCCGAAACCGAAATTCTCGCCGACCCCGGTACTTCACCAGTAGTGGACCCAACTCGCCGTGACCTGATGGAGAAGTTGAAGGATCAAGTTGACATCCTCACTATCTTTCCTCTCAAGTCTTACGACGAACTCAAAGCCGCTGTTGAAAAATGGTTGAACCCCAGTGACGTTCCCGCCGCCGAGGCAGACGCCCCGGCACCAACCCTTAGCGCACCGCCTCCGGTAACAACTCCCACCACTGCGACAACCGTCGCAACTTCAACGCCAGTGGCCCAACCCACTGTAACTCAAACGACAATGGCCACGCCAACCCCGTCTGCCGCCAATGTTGCCGCTGAGTTTGAGAAATTCTTCCAGAGCTAATCCTCTCGAAGAGTAAGTTAAAATAACTTGAGGGATACACTTTTTTAGTGTATCCTTCAAGCCTATATACAAGGAATCTCTCTATGGCCAAATCAAAGAACCCCAGTAAACATGTCGATAGTGATGCCGTCATTGACCGTGATGCAATGGCAGTTGCCCTTCAAAAAGAACTCAACAAATCTCGCAAAGATGGAAGCAAAGTTTCCTACTTTCTTGATGAAGAGGATGATCCCTCATTAGTAACCGACTGGTTGTCTACGGGGTCCACCTTACTGGATTTGGCCATTTCCAATCGAAAAGATGGCGGAATGCCAGCGGGTAAGTTTATTGAACTCTCAGGTCTTGAAGGTACTGGCAAAAGTTTGCTTTGTGCTCAAATGATTGCGGAAACTCAGAAACGTGGCGGTCTTGCAGTGTTTTTTGATTCGGAGTTTGCCGTTGACAAGACTTTCTGGGCTGCACTTGGAATTAATGTCAAAAACGTTCAATATGTTCCATTCGTTACTCTTGAAGAGTTGTTCACTAACATGGAACTCTGTATCGGTGCCTTCCGAAAAATTAGCAAGGATCGTTTGCTTACCATTTTCGTTGATTCGCTCACGCAAGCGTCCGTCGAGAGCGAAATGGAAGGTGAACACGGAGTCAGTGGATTCAACACTGGAAAGTCAATGGTCATTGCCAAAGCCATGCGTAAAATCACGGGTCTTATTGCCCGTCAACGCATTCTCACGGTGTTCACCAATCAACTTCGTTACAACATGGCAACGAAAGGAAATCCCAATGCCGAGAAGTGGATTACTCCAGGTGGAAAAGCATTTCCATATGCTTGTTCCGTTCGTGTTCGTTTCGCCAATCTTGGAAAACTCAAGAAAGGCGATGACGTTATCGGCATGAAGTGCCAAGCCCAAGTTATCAAGAATCGTCTCGGTCCAAATTGGCGTACGGCGAAGTTCGAGATTCATTACGACTCTGGCATTCAAAATTACAAAGCGTGGATTGATTTCATGAACCTCCATGGTTTAATCTCTGGAGATTGGCATGAATGGAAGTTCACCCGCAAAGATGGTTCAAAGGCCCAATTCAGCACGGCTGAGTTTGTTGATCTTATGGGTAAGGATGACGTACTCAAGGGAGAAGTGTACGATGCAATCTGCGATAAATACATCATGCAGTACCGGAGTCCTGACACCAAGCCAATTGTCGAGGGAGTCGAAGAGACTGGCGACGAGAATGATGACATTAGCCAAAATGCCGTCAAAGACGAAGAATAATAAAGATGGGTATGGAAACATTTGTTATCAACAAAGTTTACCACGAGGATTGTATGGTTACAATGGGCCATATGCCGGATGACTTCGTGAATTTGGTGATTACGTCACCACCATATTTTGGATGCCGACAGTATGGGAATGAGACTCTCGGGCGGGAAGCTAACCCGAGGGACTATATATCCAATCTCGCTGCTATCATGCACGAAGTAAAACGAATCCTTCACCCGAAGGGTTCGTTTTTCCTGAACATTGGGGATGTATATTTTGGAAGTAAGGGGTTCTCTCGCAACAAAGGAACTTGGGAGCGAAAGACTGACCAACATTACAAAGAGCATAAAATCTGCAAGCCCGATGGTAAGTACATTCAACACAAGCAACTTCTTTTGTTGCCCACCCGTGTCGCAGCTATGATGCAAGATGATGGATGGATACTCCGAAATGACATCATATGGGAGAAGACTAATCCTTTGCCCGCATCCGCCAGAGACCGACGCCTTCCTTGTTACGAACATGTTTTCCACTTTGTAAAAAGCCGAAAGTATTATTTTAGTGCTCCTATGTCTAAGAAACTTGGGTCGCATAGAGATTTCTTTCGTTTGGGAACGAGGCCGTTCAAGGATCATCCGGCAGCATTCGCAGAGGCATTGATTGAGCCGTTAGTTCGTATTTCAAGTCAGAAGGGAAATCTTGTCTATGATCCTTTCATGGGAAGTGGTACAACTGCCGTGGTAGCTAAGAAGTGGGGTCGTAAATACGTCGGAAGTGAGGTTAGTGGTGATTACATCAAAATCTGCGAAAAGAATATTTCAGAAGGCACCATATCAGACATAATCGACGAAGAAGAATCCGTGGTAGAACCCGGACGATCAATTGTTGACATCGTTGCTGACCTCCGGAAGAAAATGGAATGGGAATTGGAAGATAAAAATGTATGGAACTCAATCAGTCAGAAAAATCCAGACTCTACTCCATCCTTCAAAACTTGAAGAATGGTCCTAAGAAGGACTGGAAACGTGATACTAATTCGACCATCTTGCTTGTGGATGGTACGAACACCTTTATGCGTTGTTGGTGTGCCAATCCGGCAATGGACGAGAACGGCAATCACACCGGCGGTATCGTAGGGTTTTTGAAATCCGTGGGTTATGGCATAAAGCTTCTTGCCCCGACCCGATGTATTATCATTTTTGATGGTGCCGGAGGCTCCTTCAAACGCCGACAAATTTTTCCAGACTATAAGGAACAACGTCGAGGTAAAATTCGTCTCAACCGGACCTACGAAGAAATGTCCGATGCTCCCTCCGAAGAAGAGCAATGCCGAAGGCAGTATCAACGGCTTATTAACTATCTACAAATCATGCCTGTGAATCTGCTCTCCATTGATCATGTTGAAGCAGACGATGTTCTTGCATATTTGGCGACGGACTATTTCAAAGACTCTCAAAAAGTGTACATCATGTCGTCTGACAAGGATTTCTTGCAACTGGCGAACGATAAGATTAATGTCTATTCTCCTACCAAGAAACGCATCTATGGACCCGCCGAGGTTCTGGCCGAGTACAACATTCACCCCAACAATTTTGTTCTATTTCGAGCACTTGATGGAGACGACTCTGATAACGTTCCCGGCATCGAACTGGCGGGGCCGAAAACTATTGTAAAGCATTTTCCGTGGTTGAATGAGGAAAAGCTTCACACGGTTGATGAAATCGTGACGCTTGCTGATGGCTTCAAAAACAAGTACAAGGTCTGCGACAACATCGCCAATGGAAAGAGTGTTCTGGATAGGAATGTGGCATTAATGCAATTGAAAGAAACGATGCTGACCACGGTTGGGCAATTGTATTGCAATGAGTGTCTCGAAACTGCGAAGATTCCAATGCTTGACCGTAATGCGTTCTACAAATTGGTTCAGGAAGACTATATGGAAAACAATTTACCGAACCATATCAATTGGATCAATGATGTATTCGGTCCTCTGGATGCGGCAATTAGAAAAGAATGAGTATGAAAAAGTATAAACTGCTTCATGTTGGGCATTTTTATATTAACAAAACGGGCGATTTTGCTATTGCTTTGTTAGGGGGAAATAAGAAACACGGTTACAGATTTCAGGTTAGTCACACCTGCCGAAACTTCTCCCCCGTCCGAATCAACATTCAGTCTCGTATTGTTCTAAACGATGATTATTGGTGGGAACTCCCTCCCCAAGAATACGCCAATGTGGTGTATAATCATGGGGAGGGAAGACCTGTGGAACTTGTTGGGGTTTAACCCTGCCAACCCTTTGGAGGCTCGGCATACTTCCCATCCTTAAAAGGTTCTGGGAAGCTTACTTGCTTCTCGTTTCCGAGGGGGACACCCATTTCGATAAGCGATTGACGACTAGCGTAATAGATGTTCGTAGTAAGGGCGATAAGTCCCTTCTCGAATTCGACTTCGATGACCTTACTCTCTTTCGCTTCGCCCCATTTTGTACCCATATCGAACCCAAG